GTGCCGATAGAAGTGCGCTGGTCTTCATCAATGAATCCCATGCCTTTACGAACAGATTCAATCTGGTCTGGATATTGAGTAGCCAACTGACGCAAAGCACCGCGATCACCAGACGCATAAGCATTAGCGTATGCCTGCTGAAATTCTTTCTGCCGCTGAGCCTGCTTTTTCTGCTGAAAAACACCCGCAATACCAGAAAGACCTTGCAAAGCTGTCAGCCCAACATTGTTAGCGCCTGAACGCTCAATATCATTGTTCTGCCTGATAAGCTGAAGCGTGTTGCCGATGCCATTTACGCTCGGAGCGTTTGAGTTGACGCCGCCGATACCAGCCAACAATCCGCCATTTGATCCTTGCCAAGTAGCCATGATTACCCCTTAAAACAACGAGCCAAGCAATCCGATACCAGCACCAATGCCAGCGCCCCAAGGTGTTGATGTTCCCAAAAGGCTGGCAAGACCTGCACCGGCAATCGCACCGGACGTTCCGCCGCTAATTGCTGTCTGAAGACTTGATGGTTTGTTGGCATTAGCAGCGGCAAGAGCTGCGCTTTGCTGTGCAATGCTGCTCATGTTGTTGGCGTACGTCTGCCCGGCGTTTGCCTGACCTTGCAGAGCACCAAGCCCAACGTTTGCCAGATTGTTGTAATTGCTCATCTGGTTTGATAACCAAGACTGACCGAGAGTCGGCGCGATCGTAGCCAGTTGATTGCTTGTGGCTGTCGAACCAAGTCCTCCCGTAGCCTCCGCAGCAGCAAGACTCTGGTAACGCGCCTGACCTGCAAGGTCTTTATACTGCTGAGAATTGTAATACTGATTAAGTGCCTGCCCCTGACCTTCTAAACTGGAAAGATTCTGAAGCTGGTTAACATACTGCTCCGCAAGCGGCGTGAACGGAGCAAGGTTTTTCATGATCGTCTGCCACTGCTGATTTTGCAGGTCTGCAGCATACTTCTGGGCTTCTGCTGCATACTTTGCGCTTTTATCAGAGCTACCACCTTTCCCGCCTTTTTCAGGGCACCAAGGTTCCTCGCCGCGCAGTTTTCTGCCCAGCTTAAATGCATATAACATGGCTATCTCCCGTGATTCAGGAAGTCGATTAGTTCTTCGCGTGTGGCGCTGTAAAAAGTCACGTCATCCACGCCTTTAAAGTATTTCTTGATGGTTCCGACACGCTTAAGGCCAATCATTGCGCAGTACATCTGACCGTGGCGAAATTTGCGTGCAGCGAACGATGTGACGCACTGAACGGTGGTGTTAGTCAGAATGTATCGCCAGAACGCCAGCCCGATTTCCTTGCTGAATCCACGAACCTCTGGCAGGTACATGGCGTGGCAATCGAATGTCAGAGGCTGAATCTCATGATAGTAAACAATGCCGCCGAACTGCCCGTGCACGTTCACTTCAAAGTAACGGCATTCAGGCTTGTAGTCGTATCCATCACCGTTGTTGCTTCCGGCAATAATGTCAGGGTGATTTCCGACTGCTTCGATCAGGTCGATGTTTCGCGTTGGTTTGAACTGAATCATTACTGCTCCGCGATTATCTTGATGGTTGTGGCAGTAAACGCCGCACCATTTGACTGAATGGTTAACGTGCTGCCATTTGTGGCAAGAAAGCCGTCTTTATCAACGCTGAAGAACGTAGCTAACAGGATGTTATCGGTTGTTGTCGCCACATTACGACTGCTCACAAGTGTGTCAGGAACAGAGCCGGAAAAGGTTAGTTGCATTGATCTGTTGGCGGTTCCGCTGGGCCACGTCCCGACAATAGACAACTTGAAGAACAGCGTTTTATTCTCGTTGAACACAACCATCTTGTTGTTAACGGTGTCGAAGAATGGTGCCAACGTTCCGGATGACGGCGTGAGCGTTTTCAGCAGGCTAACAAGGTTAGTCGGCGCTGTCGGGATGGTTACAGATACGCCAGAGTAAACAACCTCTGACTTCTTGCGAGTAGTGGCATACTCCAGAGCATCGATGCGCGTTTCATGGTCTGAAAGCGTGTTTTGAATGGCGACAACTTCATCCGTCAGGTAATCAATATCGTTTTCTGCTGTCGTTAATCGTGAATCAAGGCCGACTATCGCCGCTTCTGCGTTAGTGATCCTTGTTTCGTGGTCCTGAATCTTAGCTTCAGCTGATGCCAGTCGAATTTCGTGATCGACAAGAATCACATCCTGCTCATCGTTCCTGACTTGTGCGTCATAAGCGCCCTGTCCGGCCTCGTTGGCCTTGTTAGCCACATTACCAACATCAGTACCCTGTGCGATAACGTACAGCAGATATGACTGCGAGAAAATATTGCGTGGAAGGACTGATGTATCGAGCCGCGTAGCCTGGGTGATTACCGGCTCATTGAGATTCGAATCAGCCATTACTCAATCCTTATCTGGCAGCCAGACAGAGTTACAGGTGACTTCGTGATAACGCGCAATTTGAAGCCGACATTTTTCCTGATGCGCCCGACTCGCTTCCACAAAACACGCTTGTCGTAAACGAACGGTTCATTCTGCTCAATCATCTGCTCACGACCGTAATTGATGCCATCAGTGGTTGCCGAGAGGAACAGGCGGTCGGCGTACTGAGCAACCCCCGTCGATGATTCCACCTCCAGATCAAAGCATCTGGCGTTATCTGCTTTGAAGAGTGGAGTAAACAGCAGGTGTTCTTGCTGTAGCCCATACTGGCTGCTGATGTCGAACTGCAATTTTCCGGTCACGGACTCCAGCTTATCGCCGCACGTTATCTGATTGCCTTCGTAAATGAAGTCGATAGCGCGGTACACATCGTCATATAAGCCTGTTTTCAACACACACCATTGCGGACCATTGGCGCTTGAAGATGCGTCGTACACGAGAACATGGCGCGGAAGGTGGATAATCAGCAACTCATGAGCATCAAATCGCAGCGATTCCATCACGCCATCAGCCAGTTCATCAGCAGTGTAGGAGCGTAGTATTTTCTCAATGCTCGCGCTGGCGATTGGTGACACCTGACCGGAGCCGATGATGTATACAGACGGCGCACCCGTTGCCGGATTGCTGATGAACGCATAGGAATCAGCAAACGGCGTTTTGCAGTAAGTTCCGGCAATGCCTTTCTGCACCATCAGCGATGGCTGTGCGACATACAACGCGGCACCAACAGTGGTTGCACCAGTCAGGGAGAAATATTCAATAGTCGATGAACCAAAGCAGACGATGAAGTCTCGCCATGTTCCGATGCCGATGATTCCGTCAGGCTGAGACTCGGCACGATATTGTGCACTGTAGCGGTCAGGATGCGATTCGTCTTCAAGGTCAGAGATAAACCATGAATCAGTTCCGTCTTTTGACCACGCATAACGCCCACGTAAGCGCGTAATGTCGCGGACTGAGCCTAACTCATACTGCGTGAATCCGCTGTCTGCAGGCCAGTTTGAGACGGTTTTAACCGTGCCATCATAGCGATACTCGACCAGTTGACCATTAACGCCTACCGCCTGAGATGTCCGACCATGCGCCATTGATACACGACCACTTCCGGCAACATCACCGACTTCACTTTCTCCTTTGTACAGCTTGCCGCCACACACGCGATAAACAGCACTCTGCGCCATGTTGTACTCGACTCCGCGAGATACACCGTTCACATCAGATCGTTTGGCAATGCCCGGGAATGAGCGAAGATATCCGCTGCTGTTCAGGATTTCTTTGGGTGTAGCCAGCATATTCACTGGCAGATAGTCGATATAGTCGGCATTTCGAAAGTCTTTGCCGACACCTTTCATAAGCGGAAGTTGCTGAATCGGCATTTATTCGCTCCCGTTATCGCAAGGTTCCTTCCGGTGGAAGTAATTCCAACCGTTCCACTTCGCCAACTGATTACCACTACCAACAGGCATACGGTTTGGATAACCGGACTTACATTTAGCGGCTTTTGCTCTGTCCATTGCAGGCAGTTTGACGAGTCGCTCTTTCCCGTATCTGGCAGTGGTTATAAGTTTTGCAGAAGCTTCCAGCGCATAATCTGGAGCAATGCGGCAGGCAAGGTTAAAAATGACGGCATTGATAGCGTTATTTGATAAACCGTGCTCATCGCCCGGATCTGGAGCGACATCTGCATCAGCAAAAATGTAGCCAACGTTGATACCAGGTGACGCATCACCGCCAAGCCATTCAGCCATCATCATTTCAAGGTCATTGACGCCGTCTTCCATAGACTGCGGTTCGACATCGGTTAACGTGGCATTTGATGCCACACCGAGCTTACGTAATGCCGCAAGGACTAAATCACCCTTCGTTGTCAGGTTCATCTGATGCCGCCTTAGGTTTTCGACTAGGCTTTTTAGGCTGCTTTTCT